ACTCTTTCTGTGCATCCGCAGTTCAAACTTTTTAAAGGGTAAAACGATGGCGAATCCAAGAGTTCCGACATCCCTGCGCGTTCTTCGGGGAAATCCCGGGAAAAGGGCTCTTCCCGCCGGCGAGCCGAAGCCGGCCGCGAAAGAGCCGCCGATGCCCACCGGACTGGATCCCTTGGCCCGGCGTGAGTGGAGACGCCTTGCGCCGGCCTTCGTGAAGCTCGGGATCCTCACGGAAAGCGACGGGATGGCCTTCGCGAGCCTGTGCACCGCCTACGCGACCTTCGTCCGGATCAATCGTGCGTGGCGGGAATGCGGCTACAGCGTCCTGGCGATCAAGCATTCGTTCCTCGAGAAGAAGTCCGACGAGGGCCGCGCGGACGAGGTGATGGCCGTCGAGGCGAAGGCGAATCCTCTTGTTGCGCAACAGCGCCTCGCCATGCAGACGCTCCGCTTCTGGTGCCAGGAATTCGGGACCACGCCTTCGTCCCGGGGAAGGATTTTCGTTCCTGGCGCCGACGACACCGACCCCCAGGAAGATTTTCTGAATGGCCGCTGATGCCGGCGCTGATGCCTGTCCGGTCAGGCAGTACGCGATCGAGGTAGACGAGGGGCGGATCCTGGCGAACAAGTGGGTCCGCCTCGCTTGCCGAAGGCACCTGCAGGACCTGGAGCGTGGCCCCTCGCGGGGCCTTTTTTTTGACCCGGCCGCGGCGGCCGACGTCATCGAGTTCTTCGAGACGTGTCTGGTCTTCTATGAGGGGGAGTTCGACGGCAAGCCGTTCCTCCTTGAGCCGTTCCAGAAGTTCATCGTCGGGTCCCTGTTCGGATGGAAAACGGAGGCCAACGGATCCCGGAGGTTCCGGACCGCATACATCGAGATGGCGAAGGGGCAGGGGAAATCCCCGGTCGCCGCGGGCGTGGGACTCTACGGCCTGGTAGCCGACGGCGAGAGTGGCGCGGAAATCTACTCGGCTGCTACCACGCGCGACCAGGCCGGCATCCTGTTCCGGGACGCGAAGGCTTTTGCCGAGGGGTCGCCCGCCCTGATGCGGCGGTTGAGCGTCGACAAGGGCAACATCGCCTACCCGGCGCGGAACAGCTTCTTCCGACCTGTGTCCTCCGAGCACCGCGGCCTGGACGGCAAGCGGCCGCACATTGCGCTGATTGACGAAGTCCACGAGCATCCGGGCCCGCTGGTCGTCAACAAGATGCGGGCCGGCACGAAGAACCGCCGCCAGGCGCTCATCTTTGAGATCACGAATGCCGGATACGACCGGCATTCGATCTGCTACCAGCACCACGAGTATTCGGAAAAGATCCTCGAGGGCGTCATCGACAATGACGCCTGGTTCGCGTACATGACGGGCCTGGATGTCTGTGAGAAGTGCGCCGCGGAGGGTAAGTCGATCCCCGCGGACGATTGCCCGGACTGCGACTCCTGGAAGGACGAGTCGAAGTGGATCAAGGCGAACCCCGGCCTGGATACCATCATCCCGCGGAAATACCTCCAGGAGCAGGTCGCCGAGGCCGTTGCGATGCCGTCGAACGAGAACATCGTCAAGCGGCTGAACTTCTGTATCTGGACGGAATCGGTGACGAAGTGGCTGTCGCTTGAGGCATGGGCCGCCTGTGCCGGCGCTGTCGACCCGGAGGCACTGAGAGGACGCACCTGCTACGGCGGGCTGGATTTGTCATCAACCCTGGACCTTACCGCATGGGTCCTGGTGTTTCCGCCAGACAAGATCGGCGGGAAATACTCCGTGCTGTGCCGGTTCTTCCTGCCGGAAGACAACATGGAGAAGCGGGTCCGCAAGGACAAGGTCCCATACGACGTGTGGTCCCGGCAGGGATTTATCACCCTGACGCCCGGCAACATCATCGACTATGCCTTCATTCTCGCGACGATCAAGAAGGACACCGAAGACTACGACGTTGCGGAGCTCGCATTCGACCGATGGGGGTCGCAGAAGATCACCACAGACCTGCAGGACATCGGTTTTGAGGTCGAGGGGAAGAAATCCCTGATCCAGTTCGGGCAGGGATTTGCATCGATGGCGGCGCCGACCAAGGAGCTCGAGAAGATGGTGATGGCCGGCGAGCTCGCGCACGGGGGCAACCCCGTGCTGGCCTGGATGGCATCGAATACGGTCGTCCGCAAGGACCCGGCCGGCAACATGAAGCCCGACAAGGAAAAGTCGACGGAGCGCATCGACGGAATCGTCGCCACGATCATGGCCGTATCGCGGGCGATGCTACAGAACGATACGGCCTCGGTTTACGAATCCCGCGGCGTGCTGACCTTCGGCAGGAGGGATTGATTTGGGGAAAATCCGCGACGTCGCCAAGGTCATCATCAGGGCCCTCGGACTCACCGACGAGAAGGCTTGGAGCCGCTCCCTGTGGAACCTGTACGGGTCGCAGTCCCTCTCCGGCGAAATCGTCACCGAGGAGACCGCCCTCAATTATTCCGCCGTCTACAACGCCATCTCTCTGATTTCCGGCACCATAGCCGCCCTACCACTCCATTTGATGCAGAAGAAGGGCGAGAAAAAGCGCGTCGCCGACGACCGCCGCATGTACCGGGTCCTGCACGACGAATGGAACGAGCACATGACGGCGATGACCGGCCGCGAGTGCCTGATGGCGCACGTGCTGGCGTGGGGGAACGGGTACGCAGAGATCGTCCGCAACGGGTACGGAGAACTGGTCGAGCTGTGGCCGATCACCCCGGACCGCGTGACCCCGGAGATGCGGGAAGGGAGATTGGTTTATCGGATCCGCCTCGAGGGGAAGCAGGTATATCTCCCGCGCGAGCAGGTCCTCCATATCCCGGGACTCGGGTTCGATGGCTATACCGGGTATTCCGTAGTTCGGATGGCCGCCAAGTCCATCGGCCTGGGGATGGCGATGGAGACGTTTGGGTCTCTCTATTTCGGTCAGGGGACCCATCCGGGCGTCATCGTGTCGCATCCCGGGAAGTTGTCCGAGACGGCACACAAGAACCTTGAGGGATCGCTGGTAACGGCCCACGGAGGTCTCGGGAGAAGCCATCGGTTGATGCTGCTCGAGGAGGGGATGAAGATCGAGCGGCTGATCGTGGAGAACGACAAGTCGCAGTTCCTCGAGTCGCGGCAGTTCCAGATCCCGGAGATTGCCCGGTGGTTCAACATCCCGCCGCACAAACTCAAGGACCTGTCCCGCTCGTCGTTTTCCAACATCGAATCCGAGCAGCGGTCCTTCTATGTCGATTCGATTTTGCCGTGGCTGGTGCGCCTCGAGCAGTGCTTCAACATGCAACTCCTCACCGTGTCCGACAGGGAACTGTCGGGCCGCGGGCGGCTCTACTTCAAACACAACGCCAAAGGGATCCTGCGCGGCGATACGGCGACGCAGAGCACGTTCTACAAGGACATGCTCGACCGTGGCGTGATGAGCATCAACGAGGTCCGCGAGCTCGAGGACCTGGATCCGATCGACGGCGGGGACATCCACCTGGTTCCACTGAACATGACGACGGTCGAGAATGCCGGCAAACCCCCGGAACCCGTGAAGCCTCCGGCCCTTCCGCCGGCCAAGGAAGACGAAAAGGAATCAAGGAGGGCGAAGCGATGAAGTGGTACAAGATCGAAGCCAAGGCCGACAAGGCGGAAATCTGGATCTACGAATACATCGGCGAGGACTTCTGGACCGGCGGCGGCGTGACCGCGAAGAGTTTCCAGAAGGATCTGGCCGCGGTCAAGGCGTCGCAGATCGATCTCCACATCAATAGCCCCGGCGGCGATGTTTTCGACGGCATCACGATCTACAACCTCCTCAAGCAACATCCCGCCACGGTCACCACGTACATCGACGGCCTGGCGGCGTCGATCGCTTCCGTCATCGCGCTGGCCGGGGATCGCATCGTCATGGCGGAGAACGCCCTTTATATGGTCCACAACCCCTGGGGCGTGTCGATGGGTGACGCGAACGAGATGCGGAAGACCGCCGAATTGCTGGATAAGATCCGCGGGTCGATGGTGACGACCTATGCCGGCAAGTCTGGCAGGGGCGACGAGGAAATCATCGCCCTCCTGGACGCCGAGACGTGGATGAGCGCCGACGAGGCCCAAGAGTTCGGCTTCGTCGACGAGATCGCCGACAAGATGGACTTGGCGGCGTGCGCGAAATTCATCCCAACTATGTCCAAGATGGGACTGCGGAACATCCCGCAGGCGCTCATGCAGGAGCGGGAAGCGCCTCCGAAGATCGAATTGGAAAAAGCCCTGCGTAATGCCGGGTGCAGTCGCTCCGCGGCGAAGTCCATCCTTGCGAAGGGGTACATCGACGGCCTGCGCAACGCCGGCCCCGAGGATGACCCCCCACTGCCTGACGCTGCTCTGCGTAATGCCGAGCCGCCAAAGGCGCCGAAGAGGGACCGCGTCGCTGACCTGTTGATCCGGGCGGAGAAGATCGCTCCGGCCGCATAGCACTCAACAACACAACAGCCTTAAAAATTGGCCGCCTGCGGGCGGCCTTTTTATTTCCGAAAGGAGAACGCCCGAATGAAAACCATCACGCAGTACCGGGAAGACATCAAGGCGTTGATGAAGAAGTCTGCCGACATCGACGCGCAGGCGGTCAACGAGAACCGCGAGCACACCGAGGCTGAGATCGCCCTCAAGAACGAGATCCTCGACGAGGTCGAGAGCATCCGTAAGGTCGTCGCCACCCTCGAGCGGCAGGAGCGCATCGCCGCAGCCCTCGAGGCCCCCGCGAATCCGCCCGCATCCCAGCCCCGCCCGCAGTCCGCGCCGGCCGATCGCCCGCGGGATCGGTTCTCCAGTCTGGGTGAGCAGCTTTCCGCGGTCATCCGCGCCGGCCTGCCCGACGGCACCGTCGATCCGCGCCTGCGCAACATCCGCGCGGCCACTGGCCTCTCCGAGGGGATCCCTTCGGACGGCGGCTTCCTGGTCCAGACCGACTTCTCGACCGAACTGCTTCAGGAGGTCTATCAGACCGGCATCTTGGCGCAGCGCTGCCGCCGGATCCCGATCTCCGGAAACTCCAACTCGCTCAAGATGAACGGCGTCGACGAGACCTCCCGGGCGTCGACCCGGTCCGGAGGCGTGCTCGGATACTGGAAGGCGGAGGCTGCACAGAAGACCGCCTCCAAGCCGAAGTTCCGCCAGATCGAGTTGAACCTGAAGAAGCTCATCGGCCTGTGCTATGCCACCGATGAACTGTTGGCTGACGCCGCCGCCCTGGAGGCGTTCATTCGGCAGGCGTTTGCCGCGGAGTTCGGCTTCCTGATCGACGACGCCATCATCAACGGCTCCGGTGCCGGCCAGCCGCTCGGGATCCTCAACGCCGGGTGCCTGGTTTCCGTGGCGAAAGAAACCGGACAGGCGGCCGACACGATCGTCGCCGAGAACGTGATCAAGATGTACGCCCGGATGTTCCCGCAGTCGCTCAACAACGCCATCTGGCTGGTCAACCAGAACACCCTGCCGCAGCTCTTCACGATGTCGCTGGCGGTGGGCACCGGCGGCGCCCCGGTCTTCATGCCCGCCGGCGGGCTGTCGCAGTCTCCGTACAACCAGATTCTCGGCCGCCCGGTCATCCCGATCGAGCAGTGCCAGACCCTGGGCGATACCGGCGACATCATCTTCGCCGACCTGAACGGGTATCTGCTGGCCGAGAAGGGCGGCATCGAGAGCGCGATGTCGATCCACGTGAAGTTCGACTATGACGAGTCGGTGTTCCGGTTCGTCATGCGCGTGGACGGACAGCCGCTCCGCGCCTCCGCCCTGACCCCGTACAAGGG